TCAGCAGCAGTAAGTCCGTCTCCAGATCCAGATGGGAAAGCCCAGAATCCATATGCCCCGCCGTTGGTTGCTGCGAGGGTGGTGTTGACTTTCGGAGTTGCTTTTGTACCAGTGGTCCAGCCTGCTTTGCCAGCATTGGTGGCAGAAGTGGCTTGTGCGCCAAGAAGTCGAACCATTGTAACTGCATTACTGTTTCTTAAATAAGCTTGAGCGGCATACGCTGCATAAGTTGGAGCAAGATAATTGCCATCACGCCAAACATCGCCGCCTTGACCGCCAGCGATGGGGCTGCCAAAGACTTGAATAAATTCAGAAAATGATCCAATTTTAATTGGCCTCATTGCTGGTCCACGCTCTGTGCGCCCTATGATTACTGGTCCTGTCTCGTCTGGAAGGGCTGGTAACTCCGAGTTGTCTATCTCATCAATGAAAATACCGGGTGAAATAAACTTGAAAGATTTAGCTGCCATTACTAAGTGTCTCCTTGCACTGTTTCAAAAAATATCAAAAATGAAGTTCTTCTATTCTTACTATCGTTAATAAATAGTTGAACAAAAGGCGAAAGCCCCAAATAAGTCAAAACTACTCTCGATAAAATGGGACATTCCCGCTGATATGTAAGTGTTCTGGAATGTCTCCAAAAATCACATGTTCGCGGGGTAATTTAACTTCTACCGCATTTTCTCGTCTAATAATTTTTGGTCGCTCTTCGTTTTTATCTCCGCCAATAATATATCCCCGAACTCTAAAAGATATTTGCGTTTCGTAACCGCGTGCATCTTCGTTAAGTGATGCAGCATTATTATTTAATTCATAGTTAGAATCTATAAATACCTCAAAGCTATGACCATCTTTGTGAACATTGAAATAATTTGGTCCACCTGGGGTGGTCATAAAGGGGGTTATAGCTTCATTGATTTGTTGTTGATATTCAGACTTAATTGTTAAAGTATATCCGGCTTCTAAATAGATTGGTATCGGCATCGTAATCGTTTCGTAAACAACTTTGTTATTCTTTCTCGGAAAGTTCTTTTGCCCTGTTCCAATTGTATTAACTATTAATTTCTTTGAATCGGCATTGGCAAAATTAGCTGTCTTATCTTGCTTAATAACTCTGGCAATCGTCATCGTGCCGCCTTTGTTATCTTGTCGGTTTGGAATAGAAGCATAAAGCGCACCTCGTTTGGTGACATCTTTTTCAACTGAAGTTCTTTCAAGAGTCATGATGGGGTATATCAACCATCCATTGGCATCTCTAAGATCTTTATTGTGCTTAATCTGATAGGCTCGCTCAGCACCGACCCAAATACAAGGTATCTTTTTAAAGCCCTTGTTTGTTGTGCAAAACACATTCAATTCATCATCAATATAATCAAACAGGGCACGGTCAATCGTCTCCAATGTTGAAGGCATAAAAGGAATTTCTTGTAAGGGTGCCAGATCTGGCTTTCTTGGATTATCAGGTGGCATCAAATAGTCCCTCTCTAGAATATGAACAAGTGGCAACAATTTCAAATTTATGATCAATTTGTCCAAACAATTGTCTTGCCCATGAAATAGCTGCTATCTCATAGAAATAATCGCCATATAATACAAAATCGCCTTCTCTAACATATAGATCTTGATCCTCAAGTAATCTTCTTTTATGAAAATAGATTGTAATTGTATTTGATTTATCGATCCCAACGTGTTCATCGGCTTTCGTTTCTGTGGCTTCGTAATTAACAAGCGCATATACTCTTATTGGAGCAAGAAATGATTTTTCTATTGCCTCGCCATATAAATCATTGTAATTAGTGATACTTTGATCTATTGGGTAATAGACAACTTGTTGTCCAATAACTCTTTCAATAAGCTCATCATTTACCTGCTTGACAAGATTTCTTTCCTTCTCGCCAAGAAATAATGGAGGAGGTGGTTGCGGCGGTTGTGACCATTTATCGTCAGCCATGTATTACCTCCTTATCCAACAAAAACGCCTGCTGGGATGTTTTGATTAATTGTGTTAACTGAATCTGCAATGGAAGCATCTTTTTCAGCTAAAGCTTGATATGTTAGTTCATCTAACGTCTCTTTTAGTTCTGTTCTTAGGTTAACCTGTTCTTCTCTGCCCTCGGAAATTAATGCTGGACCATTAAGAGTTACCGATTCGCCGGGGATGGGCACAGTGGCGAATTTAGAACGAACATGTCCTAATGTCTCTTTTGCCAATGAAAGAGCAAATCTGCGAATCCATTGTTTTCCAATTGAGTTAATATTTTTATAAGGAAGGTTTGCTAAAGGAACTGTGTTCATATTGTTGATTCCGTCAACGAGGGAACCAGAGGATGCTGTCCAAGCATCTTCGACAATTCTAAAATTAAACCAAAAATAAGATGGACTTGAATTTGTATTTGGCGGGGTAGGGAATATCCTTAAAATATTATTACGCAATTCAAAAGAATAATGGGAATTTCGTGTATAAATTGAATCTTCAAAAGCCATCGCTTGTGCTTTGTTTTGCCACACAGGAACTATCTGAAACGTTGAATCATCTGCATACTGTCCATAATTGGCTAAATTACCAACAGTGTTTAAGCCGCCATAATAGCCAAAGAATCTCCACATAGCCGCCGGTGTTTTATAGTATACTTTATCAACGATAATTTTACTGCCGCTTGTGAAGCCAGCGTAGGGGACCGGATTTGATGTGGCAGCATCCACATTGTGGACGCTCGCACTATTTAAAACTTCCTGGAGATCATAGTCTTGAACACTTCCAGTTGTTTTAAAGGAAGCTGAGTATATCCGCGTGGCTCCGCCTGCTCGTGCATTGGTTGAAAATGCTTCTGCAACTTTTTGTGCATATGAAAATGTAGATTTGGGATATTTAAGAGCAATGTGTGAACTACTAAGGCTTGACGTTATTGTACCATGTCGATCAAAGGTTCCAGTTGTCATACCTAGAACATCAGGTAATATATTTTTTGCTTGATGCATGTTGACAATATAGGAATATTCTAAAACTGCTTCTTCGTATCCAGCATATATACTGCCTGTGGTGATCTCAAGATCTAAGATGTCTCCACCAAGTTTTTTAAATGTGTATGCAACTTGTTCAGCGGCTCCTGATAAAAATTCTACAGAACCCGAATACAGTCCAAAAGGACATTCGCCTGCAACACTTCCAGGTGAGCCGGTAGCCGGAAGCACAATAGCACTAACATTACTTTTGGGGGTAAGAGTGGGAATCGCCATTAAATATAAGTCTCCTCACCTTAAATAGTTGAGCAATAAAAGAAAACCCCCGCCATTTAAATGACGAGGGCAATCTTTTTATGTTATTGTGTTATTTCGTTTATTAAACGAGGTCAGCAACAACAACCAGACCATACATGTCAGGACGAACCATCTTCTTGCCGTAGCGCGTCATAACTCCCTTGCGGGGTACGAAGTCTTCGGTTCCGAAGATAGTAGGCGTGACTTGTAGCGGAACATATGGAGCATAGACATATCCACTCTCCAAGAAGGATCCACCCTTGCGACCAACGAGAACGAGGTTACGAGGGAAGTAGGGATCTACATAGACATCCCACTTCTTAGAAAGAGAACCGGTCTTCACAGCACCAACAGTGCCCCGGTCAGTGTCGCCAGTGACATTTGCACGGAATCCAGCCGTGAACTCAAGAATGTTAGCAACTTCAGGTGAAACCACGATGAAGTTTGCGCCACCTCTTAAGGTCTTGCGGTGAATCTGTGCAGAGACATCGTTGATTGTCTCAACAAGAGTCTCATACCATTCGGACACAGTACCTGTAAAGTCAGGTGTTGCCGTAGCAGCACCAACTTCTTGACCACCTGCTGCGCCTGTTCTGTTAACAAACTTGCCAGCGTGACGGGACCAGTAATATGTACCAGCAGTTGCACCCTTGACCAGATCTTCGAGAATCTCACGATCAATTTCTAGAGCAATTTGCTCAGAGAGAATTGAAGTTAGCTCGACCTCGGCATCCAAGTTGTGATAGGCGTTTAGATCCTGTCCCAACTCCGGTGTCCACTTAGCCTTGAGCTTCTTGGTCATCGCTGTGATACTCACAGAGTCAACCGAGATATCAATCTCTGGAATCACACCAGCAGTTTGTGCAACTGCGTTGGTTGCTTGCTCTAGACCCCATAGAGGATCACCCACTACGGAACCAAGGGCATTACTAACGACGAAATCATCATCGATAGAGTATGCAACGGTAACAGTGTTATCACCACCAGAACCGTCTCCATTAGTGTAAGAAGCCGATAATTGTGCTACTGTACGACTATTAGAGTGGAAGAACACCAACGCATATGTTGGGTCGCCATCTGACGGCTGATGGAGTCCACCATCCGTACCGGAGAAAGCAGTCAGACGACGTGCCTGTCCGTCACTGGCGTTAGCCATAGTTCCAGAAAGAGTAACCAAGTTATCTAGGTTAATCTGTGATAACGAGCTAAGCAGAATCTTACCAACATACACATTAGTTGTCCCAGAAGTGAAGTCTGGGTCATAACGACAAAGCCGCTCTAGTGTACCAGAAACGCATTGGACAGCAGTTCCTGCGTTTGCCGAAGCACCTGCATTATAAACCCTAGCTTGCTTGAGTGTACCATCACCAACAGAACTAGCTCCAAAACATCCTGAAATAACAGGAATAATATTTGCAGCCAAAGATCCAGTCGGAGAAGAATAACCTTGGTTTAAGTTATAGAAACTCTTCTCATTGTCTGGAGCAGCTAAGCTAACACCACCAGTGATTCCGGCACCAACCTTGCCACCACCATAAAGTGAGTCTCCGTTGATTAAACCACCTCTAGAACCTTGTTCATCCGAAGTGGTGAAATCAAGGAAGAAAATGAGCCCACTTGGGAGACTCATTGGTTGAACGCTGACGAGATCGTTAGCGATCAGTCCGCCGAATACACGACGAACGATTGGAAATGCAACAGCCGCGAAGCCCTCAACATCACCACCAGCCATTGAAGAAGTTTCACGAAGAAGCTCCTTGGCTTGGTTTTCAAGAAGACGAGCCATGCTGTTTCTTGTTCGGTCATTGTCTAAACCTTCCAGAAGTCCGGTGCGTTCC